TTATCTGCGGGATAATATATACCCAACTTGCGTGTCTTTGTATTATATGTCATAATAGCTTGAGCGTCTAAACATTCCAATGGTTTCTGACTTACACTATTCGTTGATGTATCTTGCTTACAGTACTTTACCTTAGATACGATCTTTTCCTTGCTCTGTGGTTTGTTCTTACGTGGGGCGCGGTTAATTTTACTTTCTTGAATAATCATATCACACGCATCTAGAATATTACGATACATTATCCACACATTTTTGATTTGATCTTTTTTAAGATGATTGTAACCTTCTTTAATTTGTTCGTAATCATCCTTCTTGGCATCAGTCATGCGCTTCGGTGGATTCAGTAGCATATCAATTTCAGAATACGCACCTTCATACATCCCTTGTATGCACTTTGCATGATTTCCTTTTGCATCAACTTTTTTAAGAATTTTAAATGGATCAAAATTATTTAATGTAGATTTTTTATAATCAAATTGGTCAACAAAATCATCTATGTCATTTGCCATATCCATTGATTTTTCTTTGAGCAATTGTTGAATGTTAGGACGTTGGACATCCTTTATTTTTGCTTCTTCAATCTTCGCTTCTTTTACTTCAAGACCACGCCGAATGAGATCTTCCAGTTTTTCTTTAACATACATATCAGCATCACGCATGGTGTTATTACTTACTCCAGGCAATGTTTCCAAATATGCTGTCATACCACTGTGATTTACTGGCATACCTTTCACCAACGCTCTAGTATATGAACAGACTGTCATTGGTATTAATACGTCAGATATATTTTTAACAGCCGATACTTGTTCCTTGGTGTATCCGTTTTGTCTCATCCAATCTATTACCCAAGGCTTGCCGTCCTTCTGTGTAAAGTAATAGTTATAATAAAATGTAGTTCGGCACCGTTCCCTGTAGTATTCTTCTGCAGACATATCATCTGCATATAGCCACTCCGGTTCTGGTCCTGTGTACTTTTCATCTACAAACTTAGGCGTCCTAGCCGGTTTAGATTTTTTACGTTTTAAAGTTGCTACCATGTCGAATCACTCCTTAACCCTATTTAATGTTAGTATATAATAATATAAAGATTTGTCAAGTTTTTTCTTAATTTTTAACAAAATCAGTATTACCATCAAGTTCTTTTACCCTTGGGATAATATCAGACTTCAATGCATTTATCAGTAATGCACTTCGAAAGTCATTTGAGTTATTAGGCATAGTACTATGCAAAGTTCTACCATCATACATCAATACATCTCCTGGTTTAGCAAGAAATTGCTGCCCCTCAGTAATTAGTCTATGGTTATAATGTTCTCTATTTTCTTCTAAGTCCTTATAATTAATTCGTTCTAAACTAGAACCAGGTAGATAGGCAGTGCCACCATTCTCTAATGTAAAGTCATCTAGAGGAATGATAATTTGAACGCCAAGAGTTTCATAACTTTCGGCAAACTCCTCGAAACGATATGGAGTGTCAATATGAGCATATACTTTATTCGATGATGGACGAGTTGAAATGCAATCAACTACATGAATATCCCATTCGTTAATACCGAATAGCCTATTTATTTGATTATATAATTGCCAAACAACTGGCTCCCACATCTCTCTTGGTGGCTGTGTTGTCCACCATACATCATACTCTCGTTCACCGTCATGTTTGCCATAGTAATTGCCATCTACTGCATTACCACGGTGATACCTTTCTGGATTAGTAGCCCATAATTTAAATTGTGAAATTGTAGTAGGATTAATTACATCCCGCATTACTAATGTACCATCAGATACCATTTTATTCTCCACGATGTTTACTCCCTAATACTTAATGTTAGTATATGATAAATACAATTATAAGTCAAGGAAAAAATGATGCCAAGATTAAGTTTATGGAACCCACGCAAAGGTAATGACTATAAGTTCATTGACAAAATGGTGAAAGCACATTTTGAACATGGCGGTACTGCATTACTTGTACACAAGTATATAGGATCAGTTGATGAAGCTGATCCCAACTATGACCCTGCGAATCCACCCATCCAAGACTTATTATTTATGGAAAATAGAGATAGACGATACGAAACTACAATTTTTGAGTTGCGTGGAACATATACTGTCAACGACCAAGACTTTGATCTATCACAATTTGGTATGTTCTTGGGAACGGACCAAAGTATATTTCAAGTTCATATAAATGACATGGTTGAAAGAATTGGTAGAAAACTTATGACAGGAGATGTAATTGAATTGCCTCACATGAGAGAGGATCTATTACTTGACGAAGAAGCAGAAGCAGTAAATCAATATTGGGTTGTCCAAGAAGGTTCGAAATCATCAGAAGGTTTTGATCCAGGATGGTGGCCACATATATGGCGTATACGTTGTAAACAACTACAAGATACACAAGAGTATACAGATATATTTGGAACTGGCGAAGAAGTAGATGACTTGAAGAATTTACTTTCAACATATAATAAAGAACTTGATATAAATGAAGCGATAATTGCAGAAGCACAGGAAAATGTACCGGGTAGATACTATGATTATAGAAAAAATAATTTAGAATTTGCAGTAGAAAATTCAGAACATCCCGGTGATGTCGATTATTCTACAGTCGAAAATGGAATTTCATTTCCACAATACCCAGATGACAATGCATTTTTCCTCAGAACTGATTACACGCCGCATAGATTATTTCAATATAGAGATAACAAATGGTACAAAATAGAAGACGATGACGGCTCTTGGCAAGTTGGAAACTATCTACACCATAAATTTATCAACAATGATGGCATAGTTACATTGGATGATGGTACTGAAATTACGTCACGTGTTAATTTGTCAAAAGCAATTAAACCTAAAGTAGACTAAGAAAAATATTATGAAACAATTATTCACTGTAAATCTCACATTACAATATGGATTGGATTAACGATGGCAGATTTAAGACAACTACACTTTTATGATGAACAGGTAAGACGTTACTTGCTTCAGTTTATTCGTATTTTCAGTGGCTTTAATGTGAAAACTGGTAAAAAATTAAATGACGGAACAAGTGATTACTATATAAAAGTTCCGAGTCGTTATGGCGATGTATCAAGAATGGCTGCAACAATTATAAAAGGCAACAGTGAAAATATTGTTAATTCAGCACCATTTATTTCTTCATATATTCAAAGTTTACAACCTGATAGACAAAGATTACAAGAACCATTTTTTAGTGATACAGTTAAGGTAAACGAAAGACAATGGGATCCTGTAACTAGTTCCTATACTGAAGAACAAGGTAACAGATACAGCGTAGGCAGATTAATGCCAGTTCCATATCTGTTAAATATGCAAGTCGATATATGGACATCAAACACCGATCAGAAATTACAACTACTTGAGCAAATTTTAGTTCTGTTTAATCCAGCATTAGAGATACAACAAAACGATAATCCCATTGACTGGACTACAATTACTACAGTTGAACTTACTGACATTCAGTGGACCAGTAGATCGATCCCAGCGGGCATTGAGGATCAAATTGATATTGCTAGTTTATTCTTCCAAATACCAATTTGGATTAATCCACCTGCACTGGTCACTAGACAAAATGTTATTAGAAATATCATTCATAATATTTATGAATACAATGATATTGATACACTAGATTATGATCCAAATGCATTTGAATTCTTTGCTGATTTACAGGTACAAACAAGTGTTGTAGTTACACCGGGAAATAATGCTATACAAGTCACAAATAACAACGGTAATGTAACAGTACAACTACTAGAGAATGGAAACTATAAAGACGATAATAATAGTTGGGAAAAAGTTATTGCCAACTATGGCTTATTCAATGATGGGGTATCGCGTATGCGCCTAAAGTATCATGGAAATTTAGAAAATATTGATGCAGATGTGATAGGAGTTCTATCATCGACTGCTGATCCGTCTGTGTTATCATTACAGATCGATGTAGATACATTACCAGGAAATACAATAAATCCCATAGATAGAGTAATTGACCCATCAACAACTCGTCCGGGGTTTGGCAACTTACCATTTCCTAGTGTGGGACAACGTTACTTATGCTTGAATACAGAACAAGCATTACCACAGTGGGGAACCAACATATCTACAAATGATATAATCGAATACAATGGTAGTAATTGGGTTGTGAGTCTGGATGCAAGTGAAACATCTGAAGTACATTATGTAACAAATGTATTCACATCACAGCAATTTAAACTAGTAAATAATGAGTGGGTTGATACATTCCAAGGGGTGTATGAAGGTGGCTATTGGAGATTAGAATTATTAAGTGGCAATGATAATGATTAAAGCAGCAGGTGCTTGTATTTTAGCAAAAGATACTAAAAGAATTTTATTGCAACATAGATCTCTTAAAAGTTCATATGCAAGGAACTGGGCATTTTGGGGTGGCAAAATTGAAGATAACGAAAATGTGTCACAAGGACTTCTTAGAGAATTAGAAGAAGAAATTGGAATTGATGTTGAAGAATGTGTTACAAAAGTTTATCCCTTGGACCAATATCATACTAGAGATAAGACATTCAGTTATTATACTTTTGTAGTACTGATAGATAAAGAATTTACCCCTATTATAAATGATGAAAGTGGTGGATATGCTTGGGTAAATTCAAATTATTTCCCAAGACCCTTGCACCCAGGTGCACAACGAACACTTTTTAAGAAGAAAAAATTAAACATACTTAAATCAATAATTAATTCTCTATAAATATATATGAGGCAACTAATTAGTTGAGAGAATATGTGAAAGTTATTGATTTCAAAAAACGAAAATTCCTTAAAGAGTGTAGAACTTACCTTAAAAATGGTGAAGTTTCTAATTCATTAAGTATGGCCATCAATAATTCAACGCCCGGACATATAGAATTTTTAAAATCTGACATGACAGAGGATGAAAAAAATATTGTTGACATTGTAGTTAAAAAGATTAGAGGCACATTTAAAAAAAATATAACATCACAAAGACAAAAAATAAATATATTAGCAATTAGTGCACTTGAAAATTTAAGTACACTAGATAAATCATTTATAATACCAGAAGTTATAAAACGTTACAGAGATACTATAAATCCAGTAAAAGCATTGTATTATGATTTACAAGAAATAATGTTTTTATATGATCGTAAAACTAGAAAAGACCACCATAAGTTTTTGATAGAACGTTTTTCAGATATAGAAGATTTTAATAATATAATTTCGGCGGTTGATAAAGATATAGAAGATTTATATAAATGCAAAGAACAACTCAAGGCAATATCAACAACTTCATCAGTATCTAATAGTAGCGAATATGCAGTGAAAGTATTCGATACACATAATCAGTTAATACAATGGAAAAAATTATTTGAAAGATTTCCAGACTGGGTGAAAGAGAATCAAGATAATAAAAGAACATCATTATGCGAGACGCTCAAAAATTTCTTTACTAATGAGTAATTAATATTATGTCGCTCCATAAATAGTACCGCTGTTTGTTAATGTACGGCTGGTACCAGTGATAGCGGCGCCGCCTGCACCGCCGTTCCTGGCGTTTCTACCAATACCATTACCGCCTGGTTGTCCCCAGAATCCACCATCCCCACCTCTAACATCACCGCCAGAAGGAGCTGAACCCGTAGCAGAACTACTTGGGTCTCTACCACCACTGATAGCAGTAGTGTGATCGGCTGCGCCGCCATCTTGTGATGCAAGTGTACCACCGAAGCCACCATGTGGTCCGCCAATGCCCGCGATACTATTAGCAGAGTTGCTCTTTCTACCACCATTACCTGCTGATTGTCCGATGCTGCCTGGAGTACTGCCCGGCCCAGAGTAACTAAGTCCTGCAATGCCACCGCCTGCGCCGCCGCCGCCACCAACGCCATCAGAATCTGTCATATCAAGCGCGCCGCCACCGCCACCGCCACCGCCCACTATGTAACCGCCAGCGTTATTTAAAATTGTTACACCAGTAGAGATTACATTAATCGCTGGACCACCTGCGGCGCCATTGCCAGATTTGGCACCACCGTTACCACCACGTCCCATGATGAACCCGCTGTTGCTTACTGTAAGACCACCGGGGAATGCCCCTGAGATTATAAGGCCAGCTGTGGCGGTATTGTCAGACCAAACGTAAACACCGCTGCTTATGTTGGCTAACAGTGCTGAGGTACCATCCCACCCACTCGCTACAGCAGCAGAGCGTAGGTCCCAATTCTCTTGGTTCGAAGTAAGGGTGAAGTCAAATTGAGATGCCTCAACTTCTATATTAAAACTCAGCGGAGCGGTTGCACCAGCAGTATCAGTTGCAGTTACGGTTACATTATATGACCCTGCCTGCGCAGGGGTTCCACTAAATGTTCTGTTGTTTGAATCAAGTGTTACACCACTCGGCAAACCACTCGCACTATATGTTATTACATCACCATGTATTAAATCTTCATCTGAGAAAGTATTAGATGGGAATTGATATGATAAACTATCAGCATCAGTTAATGCTTGATTTGTTAACGAACCAACTACGACTGGCACATCATTTACATTTTCAATACTTAAAGTAAATGTGGAAGTTACACTCGCATTTTCCAAATCAGTACCTGTGACAGAAACCGAATAATCACCAACAGTATCATTTGTCGAATTACCACTGATAATACCAGTTGTACTATTAATTGTGTAACCGGGCGGTAATCCTTCAGCAGAGAAGCTTAGTTGTTCCGTAGAATTTGGAATATTATAATCAACATCTGTGAAGTAACTCGAAATATTAATTTCGTGATATGTCTCTTCGTATCCAGTATTATTCGGTATTTGAGTTACAGTTGGAGCATCATTTACATTGGTCACAACTAATGTAAATGCATCGGTTGCGGATGCACCAAATAAATCAGTTGCAGTTAAACTAATACCGTGAATACCAACATTGTCGTTTGTTGGACTAGCAGAAAAATTTCTAGTTGGAGAATCAAATGTTAACCACGCAGGCAAAGGGCTACCATCACTTAAAGTTACAGTGTAAGTAAGTACATCACCTTGATCTAATTCTACAAATGTTGTAATAGGAATAGTAAAACTAATAGTACTATCTTCTGGCATAGTTTGATCTAATATTGGATCTGAAAGAATTGGACTATCATTTGTGTTAATAACAGTTAGATCAAATACATCTGCGATATTTGCTCTGTTACTATCAGTTGCAACAACTTTTATCGACAAAACAGCAACGTCATCGTTAGACGGTGTGCCAGAAAATTCTCTTGTGGTAGGATTAAATGTTAACCATGCGGGCAATAATTGTCCATTCTGTTGTGTTGCAGTATATGTTAATACATCATCTGGATTGTCATCAGTAAATACATTTTCTGGAAATTGAAAATAAAATGGACTATCTTCGTAAACCGACAAATCAGCAATCGGATTAGAAACTGCTGGTCTAATATTAGTATCTTCGGGAACTTCCAATAATCCTAGCCGCCATCTATTCAACTCTTTGTCATACACATGAGTATAGCGAGTAGTTCTATAATTTTGCATAAGGGTAGCATTATTAGTGAAATTATTTTTTGACATTAATCTAACTCTTTTCTTTCGAGTTTCCATTTATTGGATGCTGCATGATACACGTACACATATGACCGCAATGTTATTTTTGTTCCATCAGGTGCATTTTTAGGAAAATTTGCCATTACTCAAAAGCCTCCCATATTGCATATTCTTTTGTGATATCTTCTACGAACTGTTCTATTCTAACATCCAAAGATTCAATTTCGTTCTTGGTAGTATAAACATCTCCCATAATTGTTTCGGCTCTATTGAAATTATTTATATTACCATCTTCGATTATACCATCTACAATGTTAGAAAATTTAACCCATTCAAGATTTTTTCTGAATTGACGGCACTCAGCCAATGAACCTTGTTTAACTGACATTTCATTTATTATAACTCTATACGTATCAGTTGGTACCGCATCAATGCCAAGTCTTATAGCAGTGGGTTCTGATTTCAACCTTCTTGCAAGACTTAACCATATACGTTTATCATCATCTGATATTAGCGGATCTTGAGCAATTTTTTGAACACATGTTCTATATGTATACCCTTTACCTAGAATATTATCTTCTAAGTATTGAATAGCTTCGTCACATAAATAATCGTAATTTCTTAAATTAAGTAGAACTTTATCAATTTGCATTATGTATATCCTCCGTACATTGTACCATCGTTGATTACAGTAGATGTTCGTCCATTCCAATTGATTGCCCTGCCGCCAGCGCCGGCATAACGATATGTATTTGAACCAATGCCACCTACACCACCGGATGCACCCCAGCCACCTCCGCCGCCTGCATACCATTCACCATGTGGTGAACTTCCTCCTGGATTACCGCCGCTTCCGCCTGCGCCGCCGCCTCTGCCGGACCGAGGCGCGCCAGAACCGGGAATAATTCTGCCACCTCCGCCTCCGCCGCCACTAGGATCATTATTTTTACTTCCAGAATCTGGAGCACTGCCACCAGAACCACCAGCGCCGCCACCATATCCTATTAAGTCTGATACGCCTGTACCATTGGTGCCTGCTCTGTTTAATGAACCACCTTGTCCACCATAAAATGGTCCCTGGTCGTCTCCCATAAACCCGCCAGAGCCCCCACCGTTACCACCGCCAGCGCCACCACCACCAGATGTGTATGCTGATCCTCCGCCGCCGCCGCCGCCGCCTGCCATTATTCCAGTTGAATAATTTTCAACTTCTACATAATCCGCAGTGATACTAACAGCATGGCCGCCACTTTCACCATGGGTGCCAGCACCACCTGCACCACCTTTTCCTATAATGGTACCATAATTTAATAATACTGTATTTGGTACATCCATTATTATAGCAGCAGAGCCTGTATAATCTGACCAAACCCAAAAATCTTCAGGCACTAATAATGCATCACCTTCAAATAAACCCAACGATGATGCAGTAACCGGTCCTAATTTATTTTCTATATCATTAATAATTTCATCTTTGTATTCTGATATATCAACTGTTTTACTTAAACGATTTAAAAACCAAATATTAAATTCAGAACTATACTTGTACAAGAAATCACTTGTCCGTATAGTGCTTTCATCAGCTACTCCATTAATGAATTTACTTTTTGTCATTGTTAATTATACATTTCTATTTAAAGTTATTGTAATTATTGTTTCTTATATTTATGATGTCGGTTGAGTGCGCAGTCGGTTAGCGTAGGCGGCGCGCTTTAAGTCTCATACCGTACCATTAATTTCGCGTCTCGAGCGCAAAAAACCGCTGCTTTTGTTGTTGTGCTTTGAGCAGTCGAGTAAAAGTTATTTATATTATAAGTATTGAGTGATCCCTGCAACAAAAAGGTGTCATAACCTCCCGAACCAGTTACAAACCCCCCCTTGTTGTCGGTGATTGAAAAGAGGAACCCGCCCGCCCCGTAAGTGCCTGCCGATGGGCCCGCAAAGTTACTGTTATGCACTTGCTTATATGTCCAAGTGGACCCGTTGTCTGTGCTGCTACCTATCCAGCCGGTTTGGCCAGCAATAACCCAAAAGCCATTGCCATATGCTACCTGATAAAAATTCTTTACACCGGCGGGTGTTGGTTTTTGCCCCAAATCTGTCCATGTCGCACCGTTATCAGTGCTTCTTAGGATACGATCATAAGACGTTGCCAGCCAATTATTTCCCCCGTCATTAGCGGCACTAACAAATACATAACCAGACGGGGCTGGGTTTGTTGGCTGGGACCAAGAAACACCGTCATTGGTGCTTCTAAATATGTATTCTCTATATCCACCCATAAAAACGCCATTGCCATATGCTATACACGTCCAATCACCGCCAGCGCCTCCAGCGCTACTATAGCTTGGGGCCACGCTTGTCCAACTTTGCCCTAGATTTGTGCTTCTGGAAATTTTGCCGCTGTTACACGCAGCAACAAAGGTTCCGCTCCCACTGGCGGCAATGCCAGCCCTACAGTATGCAACATCGCTATCAAGAGAATTTTCTACCCAAGTTTTTCCTGTGCCGTCTGTAGAATACCAACTAGCACCAAAGTTAGTATTATGATCCGTGGCCACAAATTTATCTTCGCTTGCGTCATATGCCGCCCATGATGGAACTTGCCCATAATCAACGGTTATCGGCACATAAGTTGAACCATAAGCCAAACCGCCGCCGCCGCCTGCTGAGTTTAGAGTTGCCGCTGTAGTTGCATCAATAGATACAATGTTATTTAATCCACGAGAATCACTAATCACTTCTGTGTTACTTACTTTAATCGCCATCTTCGTTCTCCTTTCGAACTATTAGCTGTTATGTTGTTTTTTAAGCTCATCAATCTGAGCCTGTTGTTCTTTAATTGCTTCAATTAAGAGTGGAACAAGTTTTTCATATTGAACAGTTTTATAATCTGTTTCACCGTCTAAACTTATGGCAGCAGTCTTAACAACCTCTGGTAATATAGATTCTACCTCTTGGGCACTGACGCCTACTTGCCTATTTTCAGTATCATAGCCGAA